CATAACCGCACCAACACCCGTTCCAGCTGCCTTACCGATTGCACCGCTCGCCTTATGTGTGAGCCATTCGCGAGCCGCTTCAGGATCGTTTAGTCCTTGCTCAAGTTTCTCGGTTCCAACTTGCAAAACCTTTTCGCCGGCACTTGCCAATTTGCGACTTAAGAAGCCAGTGCCAGCGCCAAGCCCACCCAAAGCAACGCCACCACCTACGCCATACAAGAGCGATTCAGCGGCTTTCTCAGGATCTCCTAAAGCAGCTTCAGTAATCGCGCGCGGAGCTGCCAAAACAGCGCCTTCTGTTCCGTACCTAGCCGCCGCACCTAAAGCGCGCGAAGCAAGCCCCTCACCCGCTATAGCGCCTTCTGCGAGCCGTCCAGCTGTAGTGGCTCCCTTGAGTAGCGGACCACCATAGAGCAGTGATGCACCAAGCCCGAGACCACCACCAACCAGATCCGCTCCTTCGTGAAAATGTTGGAGTGCCTTGTGCTGAGCTACATCTTTTGGATCGGCTAAGTGTTCGTAAGCAATTTCTGGAATTCCGAACAATGCTTGATTGCCAAAAGACTCGGCACCAACACGCAAAGAACCTTTTAGACCTTGATTGTCTAAAACAAATTGGCGCTGGTCTTCCGGAAGTGCTGCAATTTCTTTTTCTTCATCAGATACATTTTCAGATTTATATTTTTCCTCATAGGCTTTGACGCGCGCCATAGCCTCAGCATCATTCCGACTATTAATATCAGAACGAGACTCTTTTTTAGAGCTACCTTCATCGATAAACTTATCACCTATTTTCATTCGTCTTCTTTTTCAGGAGGAGCGCCATCACTGCCATTAGTTGGAGCTGAACCGCTTCTGTTTGGATATAGATTAACAATCGAGGCAACAGCTGCATCAGCTTGTTCATCAAGACTATCGAGCACACCGGCGTTCTTTGTAGTAGTCCAACCAACCAGTCTTGAGAGCCAATTATTGCCGCCTGGATCTAAATTATGCTGCATTCTTTCCTGTTCGGGTCCCGAAACCTGCTGACTTGGATTTCCAAGCTTTCCGGCAATTGGTGAAAGTCTTGTTGCCAATGATTCAATTCTTTCATTATGAGCGCGATCCGCGTCGGTTATCGGATTATCAATCTTAGGACCTAATCCACGCATTTCGGCAGTTAATTCCTTAACATCCTTTGCGAACTTAGCAGTAAGCTGAGCCGTTTTAGCCTGTTCGGCATTGTTCGCCAAAACGCTTGAACCGTCTGGTAGAGTTACAGTTCTATCAGCGTCGAACTTAACCGTTCTGATACTCGGTGTATTGCCGCCATCACGTAGTTTATTAGTCTGTTCGTGAACTTTCGCCTCAGCCGGTGTAGCAAGCCCAATAACTTTACCGTTGATATCAACTTTGTAATAATTACCATCTTTGGCATTATACTTAATTGCAGTCCCGCCAGCCGTTCCAGTTGGTGCGCGCATTTTAAGAAGCATTTGAGCACTGCTGTTACTCAACTGTTGATCTATATTTAATTGCTGTTGAGTTGCTTCAGCTTTCATTTTCGCATAATTCGCCTGAGCAATTGGTGAATTATATTTAGCCTGAGTTTGATCCAACAGTGCAGTTGCTTTCTGCCAGCCAACTTTTTGAGCCATCAGAATCGCATCCTTTTGATCAAATCCCTGTTTCATGAATTGAGCAATATCGTTGTCTTTTATATTCACGAGATCGCGCTTTTTAGCCAATTGAGATTTCTGTGCATCAATATCCCTATCGATGATCGTATTCATCTGCTTCACAATCGGATTTTCAACAACTCCGCCGGCTGCACGATTGGCATAAGCGCCGGCAAGTCCAGCAATGATTGCAGTAAAAATACCACCCCCAGCGCCAAGATTTTTCCAAGATTTACTTGGATCAATTTGTGTATTCGTGTAGTCATCAACAGCCGATTGTTTCGCCTGATTCATTTTAGCCAAACCAATTTCATAGTTCTTTTGATTGGCTTCTAACTCCATGCGGTTCTTTTCCGCTACCTGAGCTTGCTCGCCATATTGAGCTGCTACGGCTTCATCACGTGCTTTGGTTGCATCGGCTCCCGCTTGGATTGAACCCAATACCGCCTGCCCTGCCTTATGCTGATCTTCGGCGTTCTTAAATTGGCTCTTTACGTACTCATCTTTTAGACGACCATAAGAGTATGCTTTCGGATTTTTTGCCGCATTTGCAAAGCTAAAATTACCATTCTCATCGTAGTTATCTCGGGAAGTAATCGAAGCTTTCTGAGCATCCAACGCACCTTTTTTAACTAAAGCCTCTTGTGGTGTCATCGTTCCATTTGCAACAGCTTCATCAATTGAAGCCGCTTGACTATCCAATCCAGCTACTTTTGATTGGTATTGATCAAACGAGTCAATTGGTTCAACGGGCTTAACCACACCTCCGCCCGAACTAGCTACAGGCTTAGGAGCCGCTTCAGATTCAATTGGAGCCGGTGAAGGAGCACTTTCAACAGCTGGTTTAAATCCCGGTTGATTGGAAGGCGCAAAAGGATTGAAAGCAACCTCATTGGCTGGATTGACGGGAGCTTGTGGTTTAGGTGGAGCAACGTCCGGCGGATTGGCTACCAAAGCATCAGCTGGAATTAATCCGTGTGCTGCTTGATAACCAACATCACTTTTAACCTGACTTTTTACCGCATCCGATAACGGAAGATTATCCAGTTCATCCGGCTTTATTTTATAGAAATCACTTATTGGCATTATTTACCCTTCATTGCGCCCATAACAGCAGGCAGTGCAGCACTAGCACCACCTGTCATCATGCCTAATCCAATCGTCCCGGCACCACTAATCAAACCGCTCATCAATTGAGCATTTGCTTGTGCAGCCGCCTGATCACTCTTGAAATTCAGCTGATTAAGATCGTTAGTTTGACCGACCTGATCTTGATTATATTTCATCAATGCTTGACGAGTATTTTCATCTAATCCCATCGATGCAGTATTGTAATACTGAGCCAAAGCATCTTTCTGCGCTTGCGTTTGAATTCCCGCATTTAAATTGTTTGCATTGGCTTGCTGACCAAATCCGGCATTTTGCGCATAAGTATTATTTAAAGCAGCCGCGTTAGCAATATTAGACTGCATGCCCAATTGCTGTTGACCCTGAGCCGCTTGCATATTTGCCAAAGTCATCCCTTGACCAAGATTTGCATTAGTTATTCCGCCCTGTTGATTCAATTGAGCTTGAGAAGTATTAACTCCAATATCTTGATTACGAGCATTAGCTAAGGTTGATGCTAAAGCCTGCTGAGCATTTAATTGCTCCTGCATTTTCATTTGGGCAGCCTGTTGACCGGCTTGCTGCGTTGCCTCGATACCCTGTGTAGCCAACTGACGCCCCATCAGAGCCGGGTTACTCCCACCACGAGCACTTGCCGCCGCTGCCATCTGAGCCGCAATCGTTCGATCGTTGGCTTGCTGAAGCTGTCCAGCTGCCAACGAAGGTCCACCGCCTGCCGCCTGCGTAGCTAGAGCTTGCGAGAGGGATGATTGACCCTGACGGAACTGATCATCCTGACGATCTATGTTCGCAGGTCCAACCGTGCTTGCCTGCCCATAGAGCTTGCTAGGATCGATTCCCGCGGTCTGTACGAGGGCAGTGTTTCCTACTTGAGCCGCTCCCATGGTTGGAGCCGTTCGGTTCTGGGAAGCCGTTAAAGCACTTGAAAGCTTATCTTGAGTAGCTGCATTCTGAGCTTCGTTATTGTAATCTTTTTTATCAATATCATAGCCGGTGTATTGTTTTGCATCACCTCCGCCTAATAATCCGCCTATTGCACTACCCATTTATTCTCCAATTTTGAAATATGTATAAAAATAAGGCTTCTCATCCAATATAAACCCTAATTTTTGCGCCCGTTCAGCTACTGCTTTTATTTTTGTTCCACCAATTACCAATCTAAAACCTTCTTTTTTCGCAAATTCCAAACCAGCCTTAACAACCAAATCTAACGCCGAATCTGTAATTTCTTTTGACACGCCAGGATTTGAACTAAAATTCTCCATGTATGCGATTGCTGAATCTGTCTGATAAATAAAAACCATTGCTAATTTACAATCCTCATTTTCCGCTACAAAACCGATCTTTGGCAAACAATCCTCCGGAAAAACTCCCAAATTTCGACTTGAATACCATTGGAACAAAGTTGAGTAATGCTCCTTCGGGTCATATCTTAATACGTTAATAGCCATATTAACCGTTCCCAAAAGTCTGATTTGTTGGCAATCTGAAACCGCCGGGATTAACCCCAACCTCGAAAGTCAACGATGAAATATCAAAACCCTCGCCAAAATTATCTGTCTGAACATCCTCAATGGTTATTCTAATTGCCGTACAACGCTGTTGACTCAAATGGATTCTGAACCATTCAGTAATCACCTGTCCACCAAACGGAGACTCATTGCCGAAAGGACTAGACGCGCCAAATACATTTCCCCCAATAATTGATTCAGCATCAACAATAACTACATTTTGATCATAAGGTTTATAATCGTAAGCAAAACTCACTTTTAATTTATGTCCGGATTTGTAACTACCCAAAATCAATAAGCGCCAGAATCTATTATAACCCTGGATAATTGACGGGCTAATCCAAGAGGTAGTTAATTTGAGCGGAATAAACTGTGATATGTTTTCAACACCGGCATATCCATCGGTAAATATTTCAACATTTTCCTTAAGAACAGTTCCATTAGCATTTAGCGAAACATATATTCCGCGCCAAATATCAGAGTCAACAGCCGGTAAATTAGTAAACGTTGACCATTGTTGATTAAAATAATCATATACCAACGTTGAATTACCTGAACTGGTAAAGCGAACCTGACAGTTATCAGCACAGAGAGTAGCGCTGGTAATATCTTCATTTCTAAAGGCATCAACTGGAGCCGCAATATAGGCGGTTGAAAAAGAGCGATTCAAAAGATAAATGCCCTTTGTTGATTTGAACATCAAACCATCAGGCACAATAACGATCGAGTTTGGCTCAGCACAACCAACATCCGTAGTGCTATTGTCGACAATAAAATCATTGCCGCTACCGGTATTATTCGGACCATCACCTGATAAGATATAAATTGCACTTTTTTTAAAGATAATCAAATGATCATCAATCACACCTAATCCCGTTATATCTCCACCTTTAGGATCTACCTTATAAGTAAGGAAATCACTAAACTCTACCGTCTCGCCACTGAGATTTGTTTTTGAATACCATATTAAATTCTTGTCTTCTAACCCGGCAATAAATATGCGTCCTTTGCACGTTGCAGCCAATGAGCAAGCCGGAGGAGCGGCATTGTCTAAAACTCCACCTGTTGTATAAATTACTTCATTTGCAATTATTTCACTATCGGAGAGCGCGTCAATAAAACTGACATAATCCACAGTTTCATCATTATAAATACCACCAACAACCGGCGTTACTCTGTAATAGTTGGTGCTGCCGTTATTCTCTGTTCTATAAATCACTATTCTAACGGCTGATCTTGGCGCTCGTTTACCGGTAATTCTCAGCGTCGGAATCACCAAAGTTTGTGATGAGCCAACAACACTAACAGCAAGTGGAACGCTAGTTGTGCTTCTTTGAATTTGCCCTAAATTATCGCTCCATTCATATGTAACTTTATAAAGATAAGAGCCGCCAGGAATCATATTTCCAGCGCCCACATTTACGTTACTCGGCTCAGTAACAATTCCCCAAAACCTATTGGTGACATTAATTCCGACCGTTCCACCAATGAAAGGCGAGCATGAAAAGTCAGACGTTGGCATTGCTGCAGCTAGCTTGACCATGACTGTTATCGCTGAATCGCTGGAGTCAATATCAACGGGTATGAGAATATGACTAGGCACGACTGGAGCGGTTCCAACACCATTCACGCGGAACCAAATGGCAAAGTTCGTTGATATTGAAGAACAGACGAAATAAGATCCAGTCAGAATCGCATTGCCGGGAGCGCAAGTAACTTTAAATGATGCTGATGTAAATGTAGATCCTTGAACAAAATCATCAACGATGAATGAGGTATGGACTGCTCTAATACCCTCCGGATAAATCAGGAAATTATTCTCGGTGAATGATTGACCGTCGTAGGACTGCAATACCCCACCAACAATATTTAAATTGCTGCCCAGAGTTGCACCTATGAAATTCTTTCGATCATTGAAACTCAGTCTCGTAACACTGACGCCGAATAAACTAAAAACAGTATTGTCTTCGCTAAACAATCTTCCTTTAACCGAAGCAGGCAACAGAAACTTTCCTGTGTCGTACTCAACCACATCACAAACCATTCCGATGTTTCTATAACCGCCGCTTACACCAATGTTTGTTCTAATAACCGCTTCTGCATTCATATTTAAAGTTAGATAGGTGCTTTGAAATTCGCTCTGATAACTAACGGCAATAAAATACTCGCCGGCACTCATGAACACTTTACTAAACAATCCGCAACCTCGAACAAACACGATAGGATTATCCGGAACGAAGTTGTTTATTACGACTTTTTTAATATAATTGCCGTAGTAATAAGCAGTGCTTGAGTTGTCGATTTCATAAAAAACATAAACAGTGCCGGTATTAGCATCCTGATATCCGGCAAGTCTTACCGAAGCAACGGAATCAACTGGAATATAGGTATTAACGTTGTTGCTCCCATCAGGATCAATAACGGCAACAATTTTTGTGCTACCAGCAACTGATGCCATTGCCCAAATTCTCCCATCGGAACCAATAAAGCTCCCAAGGCAATTAGCATTGAAGCTAGTCATATTATATAAATAAGTATACGCCCGAAGTGCTGAGCTTAATCCGGTGAAGAAAGCCGTTCGTATCGTTTTACTCGTTGCCACTTGATAGAGCACGAATATGGTTAAGCCACCATTCACAACCATAACATCATATATGTTCGCCGATTGGTTAACATCCGATGCTAGAATTTTCGCTGGAGCAATTGCAAATGGAGAATTTGGATCTATTGTTCTGAACTGTAAAGCAGAGTCAACCATGAAAAATATTACGAAAAGACCCTGGTAAGTAATAATTTTCGGCTTTACTCCCGCGAAATCAACTTGCACATCAGTGACAATTGAAGCCTTAGTTCCTGAATCAATTAGCGTATACTTAACGCCACCTCTTGAGTCCTCCCAAGCATACAACTCGAAACCATCCAGATAACCAACCTCAGGATTAGTTTGCTGATTGTTATTTCTTATAATTTGCTGAGTGTCCGTAATTACAGAGTAGCAATCGCCTTTTTTAGTCCAGATTTCTGCGCTCTCAATAAATGAGTAAACACCATTGGCTGAGAACTGCAAAAGCTCATCATTGTAGACAGATAGCGCTTGACCGCTATTTATGCTCCCGCCGTTAGCATCCCTACTCAATACATCGAAACCATTTCGTTTGCTTATTTTGCCAGGATTTTTGAATATACCATTCTCCAAAACAAGTAATTTCCCGGGCAATACTTGCTTATCGTCAGTGTATGTATCCAAACCCTGAGCAAAAGAGATTGGGACTAGTTGCTTTTCTAGAGCCATTTTATAATGTTACTCCACTTGCCGCAACCACCCACTGCGTACCGTCAAATAATAGAGTTGCCCAGCATGGAGTTGTTCCATCCTTTTTGAGAGTTACTACAACGAAAGCACCCGCACCCTTAATTGACAGAGATTGATTATTAACCAAAGAAAAATGCATCACATCGCCAGCCTGCGGCGTTCCAGTGATTTGATATGATTGCGTTCCGCTAATAGAATTAGTCCAGACGTATTCATAATCATCAATTGAATAGTTAGTTGTTCCACCCGGATTATTTGCTCCAATCGCATACCTATGTTTAATTCTCCCTGTTCCAGAGAAACTAATCGGCTTATAAGCAAGGACGGTATTGGTAAACGTTACCGTTCCATCAAATGTTGATGTTGATTGAATATTAAAAACGTCAGAACCACTACTACCGATATAGCAATTATGCGCAATAACGACGCCACCATTCATAAACAGAGAGCCGTTCCACGTTTGTTGACCATCCCAAATATTGGTGCCATCCGATTGGACATTGCCAATTAAATGCGTTTTGGCATGCATTGTAGCATCACCGGTAACGTCAAAAGTTGCTCCGCTAAACGACCACACGCCAGTTCCCGCCCCTGTTGCCGCATTTAAAAATATGGTTCCAGAGCCGGCATTAACAGTAAAATCATCGCCGGAATTAAATGTAAAATCGTCACCTGAGGTAAATATAATATCATTTCCAACCGTCATCGTGACATCACTGGCTGACTGCCAATCAAACTTCGCACTATTAATATTTAGATTATCAAGACCGCTGCCGATCGTAATATCATTCGATGGATTGGCTTGGATAGTAATAGTGCTTCCGATGAATTGGGTATTTGTGGCTGAGGTTCCGAAAATTCCTTGCAAAATATTTTGCGTGGCACCATAGACCAATTCCCAACCATCAACGCCATTAGACACAACCATTACTGATTCATAGGCTGCAGCTAAAACTCTATTTGCTGAAATACCATCGAATTTATCCGATCCATTTTTAATCAATGTAATATTGTTAGTCGACGCATTTCCCGTAATATCTTTAACGTAATAAAATCTACCAGCCGTAACTGAACTAGCAGCTGGAAAGGTAATGGTTCTGGCGGCAGATGTATTTACTCGTAAGAATGTGAACGTATCTCCGGAAGAAATAACGATATTGCTACTAACATTAGCCTCCACCAAATAAGCAGCAGCACTAACTATTGAGCTGCCATTTGTTAACTGAATTGGCGTGCCTGCTGAGTTGGTATAGTAAAAATTACCACCATATTCATAAATAGATCCAGGCGTAGTAATGGCAGAACCCTGGTTTGTGAAAGACAAAGATCGTAGGGCAAATAAATTATTGCTATGAAAACTCAAGTCAGCATCAATCACAATTGCAGCCGAATTAATCGGTTTTCCCTTGCCCGTGGTATGATCGTGGTAATCAACTGCAGTAAGAGCCGTGTCTAATTTTGCCGCCCATGTCGGACCTAAGGTAATGCCAACATCAGGCAAGTCTAAAAACATATATGGAGTAGTACTCATTTAAAAATCCTCATCAATAAACCAGAAAATTGGCTGTAAAGGTTCCAAGCGCCTTAAAAATTATATATTTATCAGGACTTTTATTCAGCGTGTCACTTTCAAAATACAACGGCAATCCAACACAATCGTAAATCCTAGTATTTAAATACCCCTGAAATGCAGTTCCTAAGCCGTGATTAACATACACATCCTGACCGGAATTAAATTTCACCCCAATAATTGCATTTGGTACAATCGCGGGATTTAATCTTAGTTGAGTAAATAACTTTCCCGCATTGTCTTGAAATAGATCAACGGACCGGGCTAGCTTTTGCAGATCCTCAGCAGGCATATCGGTTTTTTGAAAAGCTTTAAGAGTTGGCATTAGTAGTACCCTCCCCAACCTCTCCCGCCATATGCCCCTGTAACGTCGGATATGCGCTCCGGCATACCAGCATCACGATTAGCTGCCATCGCCTCTATACGGCTGATTAGGAGCTGCTTTGCCATAACGAAAATGGTTGCGTCCGTCTGCTCCTTTGCGAGTGACTTGATGCAACAATCAACAATTATATATTCCACCCATTGTGAAATAGTAGAATCTAAAATATCCGGATCGAAAACCAATTGAGTAAACATAGGAACGTACCAAAGTTGATATGTTCCACTTGCATTACTACCGGGAATTAGCTTGATTCTATTTCCAACCCAATCATAGGCACACATTGGGATAAGTGAGCTTCCCCATAAGCTTGATGCTGTTGAGCTGTTGACTCGATTACGTTCAGCAAAAACAAACTTTGGAACACTTGCCCAATCTGTAATTCCATTGATTGATTTATCCAATCCGCGAATTTTATAGATTGCACCGGTTGTGGTGTAGCCATCCTGCCCGCTAGCAACTGTAAATGTAATGGAATTCAAAAACTGATCTTCCATTCTAGACACGACCAAATCAAACAATTCGGATAAGGAGCCGTTGACCATACTGTTCATTTCGGAATCAGTAATAAAGCCAACGGGCATATCTGTTCGCTGTCTGACCTGCGTTTTAATTTCTGCTAATGTAACCAATCAAGTCTCCTTATTTTATCGATTTCGGAGGCTTGTTATTTTTCTTCAGAATAACCAGGCTCGCATATTTCCAAGAGCGATTTAAATGCCTCTAAAGCTCCGGAAACATCCTTGCTTTCAACTGCATCTAAAAACTCACTCATTACCGCCGATTCACTTTCATCATGATCGCCAGAACTAACCGGTGATTCATCTTCGTCTGATTCGGATGATTTTTTAGGCTTTCCGAGAGCTAGTATTAAAGCTCCTATTCCTTTTTTCTCTTCCATATTATTTCCCGTAATTAAGCGCAGAGTTTTTGATAGCAAAACTGATGCAGAATCCAGAGTTAGCAGGAAGTTCAGTAGGAGTTCCAGAACCATTTACCAATTTAAAAGTAAATTTCTTAGCCGTTGTTAATGAAACAGATTTCAAAACCGCAACATAAGCAGCATCAACATTAGGTAACGCTGGAGTGACAACTAAGCCTTTAACTTGAGCGGCAGTACCATCACTAGCAGGAGCAAAAGCTTGAGGAAAAGTAACATCATAAGTAGCTACACCAGTGCGAGATACTGTAGCTCCAGGTAAACCCTGAGCGGTAATCACTCCGGCAGATCCGGCAACTCCACAATAGCCGTCATATTGTACGACCATAGTTTCCATTGCAAATGTTTGTTTTGTGTTTAAAGTTGCCATATTATTATTTCTCCTGCTTGGACCGATCGAATTTAATCGGGCTGATAGCGAGATTATTTCTCGCCTTGATTAGATGTCTTAATATTACTATCGGCGTATTTAAATACATAGCCATTAACTGGTTTTCTTCTTCCGCCCAAAATATTACTTACTCTTGATGGCTTAAGACCTAGAGCCATGGCAGCCGCTTTAATTGATTCGTATTCTGTCTCGATACCTGAATTGCAAACTATGATCCGTGTTAGACCGTGCCCAAACATGTTTTTCTTTTGCTCATCAGTCATAACTAATCCTTTGGCTTTTGCCGGTATATGACAAGGATCCTTATATCTTACCGTATAGCCTTTAGTTGACTTGTATTGACCGTTACAACATTTGGTTATGCTGCTAAAATCACTCCCAATAGCTTCGGCGGCTGATCTTGCACAATCATATTCCGTTTCAGTCCCATCAGCTGAAGTTACTATTATTGCTTTTCGTAATTTAGAGGCTGTTTTCTCTACAATATCTCTAGGTATTACTTTACCAATTCGAGCGAGACTCTGCTTAAGTCTTGTTTCCTCGGAAACTGTATAATCTTTGCGATTTGACGGTTTACCTAGTTTGGCTCGTCTCATCTTTTCGCGGGTTGTTTCAGTTACTGGGATATCTTTTCTGGATATCCCCTGTCCGCCGGAAGTCATATTCATTCCAGGTCCGTTTTTATGAATTACCTTGTTTGACTTATGTTCAGCTATTAATCTAATTTCCGCTGCTAGCGCGTCAGACATTGCAGTGTAAGTTTCCAATATTTCAAATGCGAAATTGCTAACTCCGTAGCTTCTCATGCAGCGATAAAGATAATAATCTATCCCGCGCTCAGCAGCATTTTTATGCTCTGCCCAACGCTTCTCGCCGTTGCGAGTATAGCCAATGTAAACTTTATCAACATTTTCAAGCGTGCAATATATTTTATATGTAATAAACAAAAATACCTCCAGATTTTGATGTCTGGAGGTATTCCTTATTATGCCTAGGTGAGTTACGAATTCACCAATCAGCCTAATTTATGCTGGATTAGATAAGTATGTTTATATTCCTACCTGGAGCATTACACGAGAGGGCACCGCGGAATACTCCTCTAACCTCAGTAGCGTCAGCATTTGAAACACGAAGTGCCTCATTGCCATCGCCAGTTAAGTTAATACGAGCCGCTTTGCCTAAGCTGTTTAAGCGCCAGGTTTTGATATCGACGCCGGCAATTGTATTAGCCGGAACGAAAGTATCAGGAAGCACTTTAACAGCACCGTTCGGTGTATTTAAAACAATACCTTCGAAAGATACTCCAACACCAGCATTAACAGTTAATGGCGTGTATGAACGACCATTTAAGGAAGTCTGGAAATCAGCATAGGTTTTGTGATTCATGAAATAGTGAGTTAAATTCCCACCTTCACGAGCCACTTTTCC